CTGGGCTCGAAGCCTCGTTTAAGGAAGAACTTCTGCAGGGCACCGAGACCTCCGAGTGGAGATTTCGGGATCTTCGGACTAATCCTCCAGCCCCTCACCAGGGGTTTGTGAAGATTAGGACACACCTTCCCAGTATCGTACCCGAGAAAGGAGTATCGCCCAAGACAGGGAGACGTAGGCAGGACCGCCGGGAAGTCGATAAGACCCCCGATGAGCCTGTCAAGGTGTTTGGCACTTTTCCACAGTCCAGCCAAGAAGAGGTTATTCCTCAGCGAAACTGCGGACACCAGCTCCCGAACGTGCCTCCGTGATGAAGGCAGAAATTCCCGAACGCGGACTATCGAAACGTCCTCGCCACGGAAGTACTCCTTCCCACACGACTCTCTGAAACAACCGGTCCAGAAAGACTTGTGCCGGTTCACCTTGAGACCATAGGTCTCCAGGGAGCGTATCACGGAATCTGTCATTTGTACGGGAACAACGATATCGTCCCCGTACACACGCACACTATCGCTGTAACCATCAAGGTCACGGCGACAAAGCGGTCGATTGAGCGCCTGTTCAATGCCCACAAAGACACACGTGAGAAAAACGAGTGTCTCGATGGGGAAACAGACAGCTGAACCCATCGATGCGAACTTGGCAAGACGGATAGTCTTGCCTCGTACATCAGCCTTCCGAGAACGCGTAGCATCAAGGGCCTTTGCAAGCCACGGGTGCTGCGCGGTGAGTTCTCGTACGAGCTGATTAGAGACTCGATCAGAAGCCTCGGACAAGTCCAGGGTTGCGAGATCTCGAAAGAGAGAGCCGCGACGAGCCATCTCCTGGTTTGGAGTTTGGTCGCCCAGATCAATGAACTTAGAGAGAGTAACATCACTCTCGAGTTCATCACGTATTGCCTCCAGCAGAGCCTGCTGCACATACTGCATGCAGGTTGGCTCGATGGCGATGACACGTGGAGTCTTAAGCGTCTTAGGGACAAGAACGACTTTAACAGGTCGTTCCATCCCGGGTTCGAGAATGCGCACACGTCCTTGGTCCATCCAGTGTCTGGATGATGGGAGCAGGAAGTCGAGGACAGGAAAAAGTTCTTCAAGCCTCGACGTCCACTCAACCTGGTTAAACTTCTGATTAGCCCGAAGGCCGTCAGCTGTCGCGCCAGGTCCATGACGTGGAACGACTTCACCAGAATAAACCATATGGTCCACTCTAGTGAAAAGACGAGCACACAGGAGACGACCCACACGCCCAAAGCGTGCAAGATCATCCTGCGATAACCGTCTGTCGTTCTCGCGCACATTCTGCTCACACTCCAGGAACCGTTTTAGCGCCGCGCGCTCTCTGCGCTCGGTGCAACGAACGTTAATCTTGCCGAACATCAGCGTAAGCTGGCGCACGGCTTGAACGGCGTCCGGGTCAGGTTCCTCGAGCAATGAACCGCTCTCGGTGAAGATGCGACTAAGGAAACCCCTCAAGAAGCAGGGGAGACCACCGCGGCGGCGGAAGCCGGAAAAAGCGGTAGAGGCCACAGATCCACTGTCCAGACTTTTTTCGAAGTCTGAGCAGTACTGAGGCAGGGTGATCGTGAGAAACGATAACCCCTCGCATCGTTCACGCTCGCGAACTGTTTGAAGGTCGCGAGCTGTGCTGACATGACACCAGCTGCCAAGTTCATTGGCAACCTCTTCCCACAGCAACAGCAGGCTTTTCACGGATCCTCCTAGAGGTAAACCGTCCTGAGCCATAACGTTGCCAACCTAGGGAAAGTGCCTCACCGAGGCGAGGCACCTCCCGCCGGCCAGAGCCGGCGACTAATGTGGATCTTCCACGAACGCGAGATCAGATCTCGTGTGCGAGGAACTTGATCAGCTTTGCGTTCGACCCGGCGGTAAGCCAGGTAAGGAAGCCCGAAACAGTGTTAAGGGCCTCCGTCGACGTGAAGCCGAGCACGGGGCGATCCACGACCAGGGACACCGACATCAACAGCGGAATGTTATTTGCTGGGATGTAGGGGTCTGCAGCGACTTTTTCCTCGCTGAACCTAACGAGAGAACGGTCACGCTTCTTAATGTCGTGAGACACGAAGAGCTTGGACGTCCTGTCGTCTTGGAGAAACTCCGAGGAACGCGGACCGGGATAACCGGTTCGCGCTAGGACCTGGGCCACCGCATTCACGGTGATAGTCTCTGGATCGGCAAAAGCCATGGCAGTTGCTCCTTACGTGCTGGTACGACCAGCGGTGGAATGGAATTGGCCACGATCAGCGCCGAGAAAATCCAAGCGCTGCAAGAATCGCGGCCTGACGAGGACTCAAGTGGTCCAAGTCAACCCCGAAACCGTATGGTGTCGCCTGACGTCGGATTTTCGTCGTGACGACGAACTCCTGTGTCAGGTGCGGGAAGTGATACCCCTTGGGCGTCACATCCAACATGTCAAAATGGTCGCTACGGATGGATGTTTCCATCGTGTAACCATAAGACATCGTAAGGCTGTCGTCACCGAAACGTGATAAGTTAGTCACCACGTCGCCGGTGTTAGTAAACCAATCGACAGCCCAGCTCCAGGGAGCAAGGTTCCAGACGACGTCCGGCGTAATTTTCACACCGTACAACTTCTGTAACCTCTGGAGATGCCCCTTCCACGTCTTGCGGACATCAGGATCAACGTCCACATAGTACGTGAAAGCTCCAGAAAACCAGCGTCGCCGTTTGGTCACCGTACGGTGAACTACGGTAAACTGGCTATTGCCACCTTGCCAGATAGGGAGGACGATCGCGGGTTGGGGTGTTCCCACGAACGATACTTCCTCCACAGTCTCGGTTACAGGAAAGCTGTAGTGCCGGCGAACTCGCCTACCAGAATCACGAAGATACTGGTCCATGATCTTGTCGCCATTCCTGGCGGCATAGATCCATTTCTTGAGATCGCTGATTAGGGGTTTCCAGCCAAATTCCCAGTTCAAGAACTCCTTGCTTCCCTTCTTGAGGGACGGGAGTCCACGAGCTCGGAAGAGGTCGGACCCTATTAGTTTGGGGAATCCTTCGCGCAATTCACCGAAGAATGTAGCCAAACTCACTACCGGATTCGTCGGTACTGTTCGAGCAATAGCAGTGGTTCCAGCTGCGTCGATCTCTGCGGTTGCAGAGGGACTAAGCGGAAACGTGCTCTCTACTGAGTACGGAGACGTGTTGCGGTACGGAAACATTCGGCCCCGGAAAAAGGAGCTGTCGTGTGCCGTGCCACTCCACACCTCGAAGTACGGGCACTGAAAATTGTGCTCGGCCTTCACTGTGAAAAACTCACCGCCGATATCCGCACTACCCTTGCCTAAGGCACCTAGGTAGTGGCCTTCTGACTCAGTCTCCTGAGTCGAGAATAAAGACCCAACTCCTGTGGTCTTAGTGTTCAAGAACGGGAACAAAAGACTCTCGTTCCCATAGGAGTACGCGTTAGACGTGAGAACCACGTCACGCGTTCGATAGGTCTTCACCTGTAAAGCTCCATACGGTTGAGTGGAGACAGAGGGCTTCGTGCACTGCATGGAGTATGTCTGTCAGCATGTGGGGGGC